GTTAAACTATACACAGTCACAAATCATAAAAGCAATAATACTATTGTGACTACGTGCTGCGAGTAACTACACTATGTTGTAACTGTGTGTCTCCTCTCCCTCCTCTCTGTAACAATTACAATGTAATAACGTTACTTGCGGCACGTACTTTATTGCTGTATGTAACTTTTTACTTGACAATGAAACATAAACAAGTACAACTATATGCATCAGAAGATGTATTAACAGACTTTTATAACGCATTAGCTAATAATGATACCCGTGCTATGCATAAGGTACACATTCCTAAGTCTGATGTGTTCTACGTAAGAGAAGCTATCTACAGCCGTACTGGTGAGTGGTACACGTTAGATCACGTAGAGAGAGCTATGTATTTAGAGGGACACCTACAGAGACACGAAGTGTTAGACCCTGATAGACCTAGAGAGTATGGCTAATGGAAATGTGGCAATGGATAATGTTATTCTCTATGGTTAGTCTTAACACCGTAGTTAACTGCTTTAGGTTGTACCTAGAGAGGAAACAATGGATAACCTAAAGCTACCTATAGCCCTTGTGCTTGCTATGGCTGCTCAGCTAGCAGGTGGTGTGTGGTGGGTATCACAACAAGCTGCTACTATTGCTAGCTTAGAAGAGTCTGTACAACAGTTTGCTTCTAAGATGGCTGTAGAGGATAACGTTAATCTTAAGCGTGACGTACAAGATAACGCTGATTACATAGCTGGTGCGTTTGACGAGATAGATGAACTCTGGGAAGAAACAGAAGAGTTGTGGGATGAAGCTGCATCTATGGCTTCACATATGAATAGCATCATGCAGCTACAGCAACGAGTAGCAGTACTAGAGAATAGCTTAAAGTTTCTCAATAGAGTTGATACACCGAAAGCGGATATGAGATAATGGCAGAATATGAAGTAAAATTCCAGATACGAGTACCTAAGAGTCGTAACCCTAATACAGGTGCAGTTAAGTTTGCACCATCAGGTTACTCAAGTACTCCAGTTAAAGTAAATGCAGCTAATGCAGCAGAAGCACGTAAGATTGCTTCTAGGACTGAGAAAGTCACTAAAGCTAAAGCAAGTGCTGCACGTGGTCTAGACTACGATATGCCTAAGCCTAGAGTACAGATTACTGATGTATCACGTGTTAGCCCTAGCCGTGGTGGAGGTTCTATGGGTGGCGGCTCTATTAAAACACCTGATGAGTATGGTGGTATGAAGAAGGGTGTAGGTGGTACACGCCGTAAGATGAACAAGGGCGGCATGGCTAAGAAAAGTAAAAAGAAGTAACATGAGCATAGATTACCGTGGTGAAACGTTCAGTGGTTACAACAAACCTAAGCGTACACCGAAACACCCTACTAAGTCACACGTAGTTCTCGCCAAGGAAGGTGACACTATTAAGATGATTCGCTTTGGTGAGCAGGGTGCTAAGACTGCAGGTAAACCCAAAGCTGGTGAGTCAGAGGCTATGAAGAAGAAACGTGCTAGCTTTAAAGCTCGTCACGCTAAGAATATCAAGAGAGGTAAGTTGAGTGCAGCTTACTGGGCTAATAAGGTTAAGTGGTAGCATGGCAAAGTCTCCTACACCAACAAACAAGAAACTGTACGCTTCTGTAAAAGCACAAGCTAAGAAGAAGTTTAATGTGTGGCCCAGCGCATACGCATCAGCTTGGCTTACTAAGGAATACAAGAAGCGTGGTGGTAAGTATAGTGGTACTACAGCTAACAAAGTAAAGAAAGCATGAGATGCCAGTACGTAAAGTCCCTGGTGGCTACAAGTGGGGTAATACAGGTAAAGTATATAAAACCAAAGCTGCTGCAGAAAAGCAGGGCAGGGCTATTTATGCTGCACGTGGATATAGCAGAGGAGGCTTAGGTAAGTGGTTTGGTGAGGAATGGACTGACGTTAAAACAGGTAAAGAATGTGGGCGCAGTTCAGCAAGTGACTCAAGTCGCCCGTACCCAGCGTGTAGGCCAAAAGCGGTTGCCTCAAAAATATCCAAAAAAGAGGCATCGAAAAAGACAGGACCATCTAAAGTTGCTTGGTCAACAACAGCATCTGGTAGAAAGAGAAGTGTATAATGGCTAAGAAAATATGTCCTAAATGTAAAGGTAAAGGCTGCTCACATTGTGGTGGGACAGGCTATCACAACAACATGAGTAAAGGTGGAATGATGAACGAAGGAATGAAAGCATTAAAGAAAGAAGCACCAGAAGCAGCTAAGAAGATGGGCTACGGCTATGGTGGTATGACTAAGAAAAAGTCAGGCATGATGGGTGGCGGTATGGCTAAGAAGCGCATGGGTTATGCACATGGTGGTTTGGCTTGTGGTGCAGATAACCCACCAGAACGTCCTATGAAGAAGAGTAAGTAATGTCTAACAGGTTTTATCATAAATATAAAGAAGCGCTAGAAGCTAAAGGTTATCGTGTAGATGAGCATGGCTACGTGTGGGACTCACGGGGTAACCAAGCTGCAGGTGAAGACAACTACGGTAACGTACAGAGTAAAGACCCTAACGTTAATGATATTTGTCGTGAAGCTGAAGCCGCTATGACTGCAACACCTAAGCCACGTGCTAAGAAGAAACCTAAGAAAGAGGAACCTGAATATGAAGAGACTCTGGAGATGGTACGAGCACGTGACGAGAATGGACACTTCATCGCTGATGATCCCTCTACACCTGATGTGAATGAAGCTTGGGTAGTTAAGACTGTCAAGAAGGTAGTTAAAAAGAAATGACTTTAGTTACGCAGGGCAAACCATCACGTAAGAAGTCTGTATATGGTCACAACACTGGGACCACTACAGAAGAAGTGTATACTTGCCCTGCTAATTGTGTAGCTGAAGTAACCTTTATTCACATTCATAACTCTACAGGCAATACCGATATTGAGATAGAATGGTATGTAGCAGCAGACAGTTACACATCTCATTTCTTAGAAGGTAAGAACTTAGGCGCTGGGGAGTATGTACAGTTTGCTGATATAGAACTAGTACTTTCTGCAGGTGACAAGATTCAGGTAACGCCAGCTACAGCAGCACACATTGATACTATTATTACTGTAGTAGAAACGTTTATCCCAGTAGGGTGATAACGGGTATTCCAAATAAGCAATAGTAAAGGCCCACTATTTTAGTATAACTATATGTGTTTCCGTTAACATAAGGAGTACATATAATGGAACTAGTAATTTCTGAATCACGTATGTGGGCCACTAACATCAAGACTTTCTTCGTCAAAGTATTTAATGCAATGATCGAAGCACGTCAACGCCAAGCCAATGTACGTATTGCTGAGATGCAACTACGTGGTATGACAGACAGAGAGCTAAATGACATCGGTATTGGTCGTGGTGATATTCGTCGGGTAGTACGTCAGTACCCCGAATAGTCCGTCAAGAAGGAGAGGCTTGTGGACCCAGTTACTATAATTAGTGGGGCCACTGTTGCCTTTAATGCCCTGAAGAAAGGCTTTGCAGTCGGTAAGGACTTACAAGACATGCATGGTCAGCTAACTAAGTGGGCTGGCTGTATGTCTGACTTAGGTCAGGCTGAGAAACAAGTAAAGAATCCTCCGTGGTGGAAAGCTATTGGAGGTTCTGTAGAAGCTGAGGCTATGGAAGTTTTTACAGCTAAGCGTAAGGCAGAGTCCATGCGCAAAGAGCTAAAGGACTATATCAGTTTCACAATGGGGCCATCCGCTTGGGATGAACTAGTGGCTACGGAAGCCAAGATACGTAAACAGAAGAAGGAACAAGAGTACCGTAAAGCTGAACTACAAGAAGATATTATAACTTGGACAGTAACAAGTTTTTTTCTTGCATTAGGTTTTGGTATTATGGGTTTCATATTATACATGGTGGCATAATGGCTAGACAACTAACAGAAAACCAACAACGATTCTTAGAAGTCCTGTTTGATGAAGCAGGGGGTGACGTAGTTGCCGCTAAGAAGCTGGCAGGGTATAGTGAGACAACTAGCACAGGAGCCATCGTAGAAAGTCTTAAAGATGAGATTGCAGATAAGACACGTACTTACTTTGCTCGTACTGCGCCCAAGGCTGCTATGGCTATGGTTGGTGCTTTATCTGACCCTACTGAACTAGGTATTCGTGATAAGATGGCAGCAGCTAAAGACTTACTTGATCGTGCAGGTCTAGGTAAAACAGACAAGATTGATGTAGGGTCTAGCAGTGGTGGGGTGTTTATCCTGCCATCCAAGGAAGGTAAGAACGAGTAAGTATGAACCGTGAATCTTTGGGGTATTGGGAGTTACCCAAGCCACACAAAGGTGAAGAGAGACAGTGGCACGTAA